TTGACGTGCCGTATGTGTCTATGATGGTTATAGTGTCGTCCACAGCTGGTGCGTCAGTAAAAGTAATTGTCGCTGTCGCTGCAACGCCACCTATTGTGAACTCATTGCTGGCTAGTGTTTCCACCAACTTCGCAGTGTATGTCTTTGACGTACCCGCTGTGTCAGTCATGATTATAGTTTGGTCAACTGTGGGGACATCAGTGAATGTCACCGTAGCGGTTGCCGCAGCCACGCTGTATAAAATGTCGTTCGTATTACCGCTACTATCCACATAGAACACGCCAGAGTTGTCGTCACCACTGATGAAACCACTTACGGTTGTGCTATCGAGGTCAAACGTGATTGTATTGTTGCCGCCTGTGCCTTCGCTTACTTGGGTAAGCGTAAGTACGCCAAGAACATTCGATGCACTTATTGTTCCGTTATGTCCAGCAGAGTTCTCAATACAAAGTTCCAAAGCATCTGCAATCTCCGTTACTGTTCCATCTCTCTTGAACTCGTTGTCAGCTACTGTTGTTGAGGCTTTTGCTGTGTACACTACTGTTGTACCTGCCGTGTCGGTAATAGTTATCGTCCTATTCAATGTAACATTGCCTGTAAAAGTCACAGTCGCTGTCGCGGCAACTGGACCCGACGACCCAGACACAATCAACACCTCGTTCAACATATTGGTGTCACGATACACATCGTATGTGAGCAGTTCTTGGACGTTGTAGTCGTCGTTTTCCCCCAAGTCTGCGAGTGCTGCGAAACCTTGACGTGTGCCGACACGTCTCCTGTGTTCCCAATTGTCTATAGGAATCACGTTCATCATAGATGTAGAGAACCCATCTGCTCCGTGCTGATGATTCAGACTGTCGGAGTAACCGTTTATCGGGATGGGCAGTGCTACAGTTGGCATTAACCCGCGCCTGCCACTGTGCTAATCAACATAAAGTCTAAAATCATAGCAGGATTGTACGTAGTCGTATACTGCGAACGAAACTTAAACGTCGTATCAGAAACTAGCGATGCAACATTTGCACGGTCGCCGTTAACAAAATTGCCCCATTCGACAAAAGGTCCTTGATTAGCAATTATGCGGTAATGGCTCTCAGTTGCAGACGGTAAAGCGTTTGTAAGAGTGAACAAAATCTGGTCGAACGAACCGCCGCCGCCACCGCCGCCTGAACCAACCACAGTAGTTACATTCCCGTAATTGTTTAGAAGCGTAGCAGTGCTTGTAGTTGCCGTCTGGGTAAGTGAGATTTTGCACGCCGCGAGTATCTTGAACGAGTTTGAGTGCTGGTCATCCACATATTTAGCGGTGGCGGCTTCTTGACTTCCCGCAGTTGGGTCAGCAAGCCCCGTTATCTTTCTAGCCGCAGATGGACCCCCCATTGTTATATCTGCGGCAGTATTTATAATCCCCTGCGTCGTAGTCGTGCTTGCTGTAGTAGTTGGACCGCTAAAAGTAACAGCGCCATTTGTGGCAAGCGATATTGAGTTTGCAGTTGAATCGCCATAAGTTACTCTAAACATAGTATCATAAAGTATATTGAAATAATTGGCACTATCAGGAGCTACTAACCGTATTCCATGTGCCCAATCAGTTCCCCCTGACTTAATCGTTAGTGGAGTAGCAGAGGCAATTCCAACGCCTAAATCCCCTGTGATGTCTAAATCCCCTGTGATGTCTACACCTCCCGCTGCGGTGATAGCACCTGTTTTGTCTATCGAAAGGACAAGGTCTGTAGAGCCAGCTGCCTCGATACCAAACACCGCTGCGGATTGTCCACTCAACCCTTTAAGCAAGAACGTAGTCACATCACCTGCACCGTCTGTACCGCCCACAGGCTGGTCGGCTGACGTGTCAGATTCTTCAAGTACATTCGCCACTCCACTTAACATCGGAACTGCAAGTTTGAGCGCTTCCCAGCGAGTGTTGCCATCACCAACCTTCAAGCCTATTATCTTTTCGTCGCCGTCGAGTATTAAACCAATCTCGCCTTCTGCTAGTGTAGGGTCAGCGGTGTTCCAATCGTCTTCTGTATCTCTTCGTAATTGTATCTGTGTAGCCATGTGTTATTCCTATGTCGCTGTAAAGACATCCCAATATGATGCGTTTGTAGGCACTTCACCTGACGCTGTTGTTTGTTGAATGCAAATGTAAGAGTTGCCGTTCACATCGTAATGAACTATATCGTTCACTGCATAAGTGTTACTTGCACTCCATGTACCTCGCCACAATATAGTTGTTGCCGCTGGAGCAGACACCGTGCCTGCTGCGTACGTCTGTCCTGTCCCCCTGTTTCCCGCAGCTGGCAATTGTCCATAGTCTGGAGCAAATGTGCCGTCCTTCCGAAGGGCTCGGTCTAAAAGTATTCCTGTATCTACCATCGCTAGTCGTTGATGGGTTGTTCCATCCTCTCCACCTTCTGCAAACGCACGAATGTATTCCATTAGAAGTGCCTCTACATACGATGGTAAGTTTGTAAGGTTGGTATCATCTGAGCCATCCAGTTCCGCAGCTGTCAGCGATGTCCAGTTTGCCCTGTACCTCACATTGAATGTTGCTGTTGTGGAAACAGGAGCAGCTGGGTATATGTCTAGTCTTGGCTTGAGAACTCCAGAGTTGATTGCAAACACTAACGTCACAATGTAACTAAGTTCTGGTTCAATGCCAGCAGTAGATATTCGCTGGAATGTAGCAGGGTCAACGAAACTAAGTGATGATGACCACGAGTTACTTGGCTCTGCTGAAATGATTTCACCACAGTCGGCAGGCAAGTTTACATAAGAACCTGCGTTCTCTGCTGTCTCTATTGTAAGACCCGCTGAAGTCCTCTCCCTGAATCGCCAACCTCGTGAGAACAAGTGTTCACCTGCGTAATTGACAATCTGTGCTATGCGGTCATTTACTGTAGTAGTTCCACCACCTACAGTAGACGGGTCACCGCCTACAGATAACTGTACGTGTTCTCTAAGCTGTTTGTAATTCAGAGTCATATGTATTCCTTAGCGAGTTCGAGTAGGAGGCTCTCCGAAGAGAGCCCCCCGTTCGGAACCGTTAGGGTTCGGTTTTAATCAGGAGTTTGGTCTTGAACAGTAATGATTTGCCATCCGTCGAACAAAGCCGTACCTAATGTAGCATTAGTGAGAGCATCGACAGCAACGCCACAACAGACATTGTTATCTGCTGTGCCAACGTGTGCGATTGCTTCGCCACCAGATTGTGGCATGATACGAACACCAGCTGATACTGATGCTCCACCCATAATCTCCACTTTGCCACGAAGAGCAATCATACCTGTTTTACCAGCTTTGATTTCTTCTAAAGCAACGCCATAGATACCAAAGATATCGCCCGTTGCGAGCAAGACCTGTTGGTCATCATCTGGCTCAAGAGCCGCCAGTGTGCACTGAACAATGTGCCCTTTGGAAATGGTCGCTGAAGATTCACCGCTTTTGCCAACAAAGCTTTCTGTTGCCCATCCAATTCCCTGCATTCCTGCTGTACTTGAAAGTTTCATAGTATTATCCTTCCTTTCAGTTACGTAGTTTTACGAGGGGAAACAATGCCGTGTCGCTGACGACTGCTGGCAAGTAAGTTCCACCAAGTATCTGTGGGTTGAATGTTAGTGAATGGTTGATTAGGATGTCGCATGACATCGTGCTTAACCATATAACGACGTGCGTGAACGAACGGTGTCAAATATGCACCATTTATCCAGTAATATCGAGCACCCTTGTCTACAGTGTTAGTAGCGAACTCTGTGCCGCCTGCTGTAGTTGATACTGCGATACTTGAATCTTCGTTTCGTCCTGCTAGTGTGTCTACAACCGCATCTGCGTCTTGTGTGTACAAGGCAGCCGTGTCAAGAGACGAGGCATATGTCAGTGGGATACCACTGTAAGTGGGTGCACTGTATGCTGCGTCTTGAGGTGACACGAGTCGGTCATTAGAATCACGTAGTTCACGTTTGTACTTGTTGATACCACGTCGTGAACAAACAATTTTTTGTTGGTTCATTGTGTTATTTTCAAAGTACTCTGCATTAGTTGAAGGAGGACGGAAGTCCAATTTCAACCACATTTCGTCAAACGCTGGTAACAAAGAGAACACGGTATGAGTCTCGGCTTGAGATTCATCAATGTGCCATTCTTCGTACACATGGTCGGTCGCTACTCCGTTTACAGCTTTGTCCCTGTCGTAGAAAACAATTTGGTTTGTCCAAACATTTTCAGAGGTTGGGTCAATGCCTGCAACGGTTGACCAGCCTGTTGTGTCGCTGACATCACCACGCCAGCCGTCACTTGTGCTTGTACCGTTCTCAGTAATGAACGCAGGAATCGAAAACGGAATCTTGCCTGAGCTTGATTCCATCTCCGCGCTATTAGCCCAAGGTGTAGTCCACAACGATGCCTCTAGTCCATTGACCAATGAGGTTACCATTCGTTGCTCTTTAGCACGCTTTAAGCGTTTGTATGCAACCTTTAGAGCGTCGTTAGTTAGCCCTGCGCCTGCATTTAATTCGACTTCGTGGTCTGTCCACGCAAGGTGGTCAACAGCGAATCGCCAATCGGCAGATACGGTGTCGAGAACTTGTGGATTTTGCCACGAGAAAGTCTCGTTCGGTTGATAGTACTGGAAGGTCGCGCCATCACTTGTCATAAGTGTTTCGCGGATTTCCGTGCCACCTTGTATAGCACGTTCCTTCCCCTTTACGAGGTCGCCCCAGAGATATCTCCGTTCGACAGCCTCGTTGATGATAGTATCAGCACCTGTTAAATATGCAGGTCCTGTTACTTCCATGAAATCGCGGAACTTGTCCGCAGGTGTGCCAGCCATGCTGTACCCCTTTCAATCATCTAAAATTATCGCACTGAGGCTCTTCGTGCTTGTTCCTTAGTCCCACCAGATAGTAGTACATCCAAGATAGAGTCCTCTGACTCTTCGGCTGTTACAGGTCTTTCAACCTTTGCTACTCTACTGGGTGGACTAGGTGTCTTGGAACGCTTCGTTACCGAAGGCTCGCCCAATACATCCTTGGCTGCCACACTCATCAAATCCTCAATGCTGTTAAAAGTCCTTGGTTGTGCCTTCCCTAATTCGCTCATGCGGTTGATAACCTTGGAACGCTGTTCCTCAGTTACCTTACCCCACTTTGCGAGTACTGTCGGTATAGCGTGCTCCACCGCACCCTGTACCTCAGACATAACCACGCGACGGTTTGCATCATCCAACTGCGAACGCAAGTCTGTTAACTCTTGTTGCATATGGCGTAATGGTTCTACCGCCTCCTCGCCGACTTCATCGGCAAGTGCGTCCAACGGAGTGGTTCCCTCGACGGACTTTTCATCAGCACCTGTGGGTTCAGATGCGTCTGACTCTTCTGGCGATTCCTCGCCATCCTTGGCACTTAGTTCAAGTGCCTTCATCTTTTCAGAGTAAGCGTCAACGTCCGACTGTCTCTTCTGGGCTTTGGTTGCCCATTCGGATAACATATCGGGGTCTTCCCTTACCTGCTCGATAATAGATTGAGGAACTCCGTCACGACGAAGCGCACGTAGCAGTTCATCATCTGGTTGTTCTTCATCACTATCATCTTCACTAACAAGCTCCGCTGGCGAATTATCTTCGGCAGCAGAGGGTTCGGGCACTGGCTCGCCTGCAAGTATTGCATCCAAGGCAGCGTCCTCATCTACAGCGACTTGGTCTGGATTCACTAACAAAGGATTAAGTGTTTCCTCCACAACTTCATCGGTCACGGTCTTGTTGTTTTCGTCGCTCATAGTTTATTCTCTTTCGTAGCCATGCCTGCTTATAACTTCTCTCTCGTGGTTACGTGAAGTTATGATAGGCTTTCCTTGGCGGTTTGTATCACATCCCTCTAGGTTGCGGGGAAGTGAGCTTGACAAATATGGGTATCCGTGAACCTTGGCATCCATGCCAGCATCCACATGGGAACTAGATACTCTTCGGTATTCTTCCCCGTTCTTCTTGATTATCTCCCCAATGACAGGCGCTGAACCCATTTGGTAATGGAGTTCTCTCGACTCTCCCGTCTCAGTGTTTACAAACTCGTATATCATCGTATAGCCCTTCCCCTTGGACTGCCTGCGCCCACGCCCCTCATCGCGCCCGATATTGCACCGCCTAAGTCGGCAGATGGACTCACAGTTTCACCGCCACCTTGTTCTGGTGGCATCATAGGTTGTTGTTGTTGTGCTTTCTTTAAGTTGATGATGTTGCCAAGGTCTGGCATATTCAGACTGTCACCAACTGTGTCTAGTAGTTTTGCCCAGTCTACGAACGGCATCGCTGGCGCTGCTTGTCCTACTTGCATGACAAGTTGTAGAAGTTCTACAGTTCTCTTCTGCTGTAGAGCTTCATCAACCCGTTGCATGGAGTGTGCCTGCACACGTATGGACATGGACGCATAACTATCCTTGCGTCCACCTTTCCACTTGACTGTAGACCCACCCATAATCTTCATGCCTTCTTTGCCTAATGGCATATCAATTTGATTATCGTGCCATAGATACCACCCTACATTCCATAGGACTTCTGACACAGACTCAGCGAACTGTTGCTGTAGCCAACTGATACGAATACCAGCCGACGACGCTGCGGTGGTTACTTCCGTCGCAGTTGTGTCGCCATGAATGTTGCCACGCATAACTTCCGACAGTCCCGTCAAGCGGTCTAGTCTGTTCTGCGTGAGTTCTGTGTAACCAATTTGTTGTTGAGTGACTCCACCCATTTCAAGTTGCACCACTTTATCTTTATCCAAGTTATCCACAGGTACTACCATGAGGTCTGGTTTATTTGCAATGTCTTGTGCGAACTTTGTTGCGGTGGAGTCTACTGCAACAATACGTCTGTATGCTGCTGCTGATGTTCCCATCGAACGCAAGTGAATGTTCAACTCTTGTATGAGTTGGTCAGCTGCTGTCAAGGGTCCGAGTGGGAACTGGTCGCTCGGCACTGGGTAAGCGCCAAACATCGTGTAAGGTCCTGTTGGTGGTCCGAAGTAAGGTCGTGGCTCTGCAATGATTTCTACATCGCCTTCACCGCCTTCTGCAACCGTGTAAATTGTACCGTTATGTTTGCCGTCTTTTGGATGGTCTTCTAACTCTATCTCTGGAACCCACAACTCCGTCACCACAATTTGGTCGCGTTGTGGAACTTCATGCTTCTCGCCATGACTGAATCGGTACTCGTCGTTCGCGTTACCAGCGGTCAGTTGTTTGATTGCAGACAAGTCATAGAACTCATCGTCCTCTGCCATCGCAATCAAGTCTTCGTGGTCTATCGCGTAACTGTGTCCCATGTATCTGGAGTCCTCGACTGTGTCTGCCGCTGGGTCCATAATAAAATGTTCAGGTGATATTCTGTATACACGGGGAGTCGTCCCCATGTGATGCGGGTCTACACGTCGCATACTCTTTACGGGTTCGCGAGTAACCATCGCCACTCCCCACATGAATAACATATCGGTGGCAATCCTAGTCAGTGTCTTGCGTATGCTTGAACGCATCGCCCATCTGTTCATGGCTGACTCTAACAATTCTCCCGTCATCCCATCAACAATAGGGTCATCTGCTTCAATCTCTACTCGTGGTACATCGTATACCAGTTTGGGTAACACTAGACCAACGTATGAGTACGCGAAGTTCTCAGGGTCGCCAGCCGTGTGCCCTGCTGCGCCAGTGTATGTATCTTTGTACGACGCACCACCGAACCGATTCACTTGTTCTGTCCAAGTTGATAGGTGCTTGTCTCGCCATGCACGAGCCGCTTCAAGTTCTAGTCGTATTTGCTTCTTGTCAAAGTTTAACATTAGTTGGCTACCGTGTGACCCCATTTATCTGCTAAGTATTTGTGTGCCTCTACAGCATTCGCGTTTGAAAATCTACCTTTCCAAATAATTACTTCAGACATTCCTCCATGCCAATTTTTGCCAAGAGATAGGTCATCTAAGTCTTGTTTTCCTGAAGCAACAGTGAACATTGTTGTACCACTGCCTGTAAATGATAGTTGAGTGCCGTTTTTCCACGCCTCAACTCCGTGTGCAGAACCAGTGTCTCTTACAGATGTAATCAATGTCTCTGTGCCTATCGTGTGGTAGTTGAATGCGCTGGTTGACCCACCACTGTCATTACCAGTATTTGTGGCGCTGCCTGTATAATTGGCTAATACCCAAGTACACGAAGTGTTAAATCTTTTAATCACTAACTGAACACTATCAGCGCCTTCCATTAAAAAGAATTGTTCTTGACCAGCAGCGAGACCGCTGTGCTCGCACAAACACAACGCTACCGTATATTCTGGGTTCTCTATAAGAGTCACACCGTCTAATGGCTTGGTGATAGTCGAAAAATCAACGGCACTGTCAAAAAACTTTTCTGTACCCGCACTTTGGTCAAACGACATAACCCTGTGTCCGTAAAATGCATTTGTTGAAACACTGCTAGGTTGTACTGCGTAGTCTGGGTCGTTATCTTCGTCACTGTTCACCAAGTTCATAGTTTTTGCGGGAGTTACCCGCGCCTTGTCATGCCAAGCATCGAAAGTATCTGCATCTTCCATCACAATACTAGAAGCGTCATACCACGCCACCACTTTATCCATCAGTGGTGGTAGCACCACAGATGCAGAGTTATTCTGGTTGAGTGTTGCGACGTTCAAGCATAACCGCCCGAAGATTTCTTCTTACGTTTAACCTTCTTGCCTGTCTTCTTCGCATACGCTTTAGCCTTCTTCTTGCCAGCTGCTGAGTATGCGAACTTCTTCTTTCCTACCTTTGGCATATGTGACCCCTTATGATGCTATCCAATAAAAAACGTCACTGGCTGTTCCAATGACGTAGAGTTGATGAGGTGAACCTACCGTGATGGTCACTTGCTGTCCTGCTCTTAACTCGAACCCATTTGATGTAGTCACTGTTGTGCCACCCACATCAGCATGACTTCCCAAATAGCCAGCACCAGCATTTGCCACTGCTGCTTTCACTGTCATTTCTGATGCCACTAGGTCAAACGATGCACCTAAGACCGTTGCACTTGTACCACCCAGTGTTACTTTATTGTGTACCACATTTACGGGCTTACGCCGTTCTACTGAAGTTGCCATATATCGCTCCTAATTTATAGACTTATCGGTAATTAAACCACCCTTACAAAACCCTGTCAAGACTTTTATTGCAATTATTTTATATTTCTTCCATCTTAAAGATTGACTTGGCTGTGTAATCTGGTAAGCCAGTTTCCGCTGCGACCCTGTCAGACTGCCCTGTTGATGTCTCACACATCAATAATGCCACTGCCATTGCTACTACTCTGTCTCCATGAGCCTCCGCTGCACCCGATGACTTGTCCACCTCTAGCCGTGCTGGACCGATTCCTCCATTGTTGTACACCACCGTTGTCTCCATCTCGTCGAGTATCTCCTTGTCTGGTATGCACACTGTTCCGTCTGCTATCGCACGAGCCAGCGAACCAAACAACTCCCTCTTGGATTGACGGGTGGAGAGCCAGCCATACCTACCACGCTTGGACTTCCATATCGCTGGGTAACGTAAACGCTCCAAGTCCTTGTGCATTGCAGCGCCTGCACCATTCACTTCCCATCCGATAAGCAGTTGTGACCTGCCCTTCGCCCATGACCTGCCAGCCTCTGCCATCAACTGACTCAACTCGTACGGTGAGCAGTGAGGGTCGATGTATGTCGCTACTACCTCGCGTCTCTCCACGTCCATCATCACAGCCGCTGAGTTGTTCCTACCTGTACCGTACGCTGGGTCTGCCGCTATCACCAACTTGCTTGTCTCTGTCGGCTCTCTGAATACTCGCCACCTTCCTTCAGGTGTGTCCACCAAGTTCCCATCGACTACGTCGCACCTTCTTGGCACGTAAACCTCTGCCCTACAACGTACTATGTTCGCCAGTGGGAAGAACCCCTTGCCTGCTGTGGATGGTAGAGCCAGTACGTTCTCACGTATGTCCACCATGTCACGTCGCTTGCACTGCCTCTCGAACCACGGTGACCAGTAGTAACGTCTTGCTGGCTCACCTGTTATCGTGCCATCTATGTCAGTC